TTGATGGAAGTTGCTGGGGTAGCAGCTTCAATTACTGCTTTATCAGCTGTGGCTAGTAAAACAAAAGAATTAAAAGACAAAACAGATGAATTATCTAATACACAAAAAAAATTAGAAGATATGAGTAAACTCCATAAAAATTTTCAAAGTATGAATAAGGAATATGCAAATGCTGTAAAGCAATTAGCAAAATTAAAAGAAGAATACGTAAGAAGTGGGTACGGGAATGCTGAATTTGCTAAAAAAGTTAAAGAAGCGGAAAAACATGTTGATAGATTAAATCAACAAAAACAAAGACAGGCACATTTATTTAAAACTGCTAGAAGCGAACTTGAAAAAAGTGGAATAACTTTAAAAAATTACAAGCAAAAATTAGAAGAAGGAAGAAGTTAATAAAGAATTGAAAAAAGAATTGGAATACCATAAAAAATTAGCTTTACATAAATTAATGGGAGATGAAGGTTCTAAAATACATCAAAAAGGAAAAGAGCAAATCAAAACTGGAGCTGTAACTCTTGCAGCATTAGCTATTCCTATCAAAATGTATATGGATATAGAAGAATCACAAGCAGATCTAAGAAAAATATTAGGTAAAGAAGCAGAGAAATATTATGGTAAACTAGCAGAAATTTCAAAAAATAACCCCTTGTCACAAGTAGAAATAAATGAAATAGCTGGTAGTTTGGCTCAATCAGGAATTAAAGGCGAGGATATAGTTGCTTATACAGAAATGGCTGGAAAAATGAAAGTTGCATTTGATATTTCTACCGATGAGGCAGGAACATTTTTAGCTAAAACTAGGGATCAATTAAATCTATCAAAAGACGAACTTTTCTCATATATGGATACTTTGAATATGTTATCGAATAATTACTCTGTAAGTGCAGCACAATTAGCTGATGTATCAGGAAGAACAGGAGGTTTAGCTAAACAATTTGGAATAGCTAAAGAAGCTAATATGGCTTTTGCTACATCTTTAATATCTAGTAATATGGGAGTTGAAAGATCCAGTACAGTATTGAGTAAGCTTTATGCCGAATTAGCTCAAGGAGCGGATACAAATAAAAAAGCTGCTGCTTTTAAAGCATTAGGATTAAATTCTGATGCAATACATAAAGAAATGGCAATAGATGCAGAAGGGACTATTTTAAAGGTTCTTGAAAAGATTAAAAATTCAAATAGAGCAGATAAGGCATTAATAATTTCTGATATTTTTGGAAATGATGCTAGTGTCTTAAATGGATTAGCTGTATTATCCGAAAATTTGGATGGGGTTAGAGAAAAATTAAATCAAGCAAAACAAGCAGTATCAGAAAATGAAAAGGTTAATGGAGAATATCAAGACAGAATAAACACTCTAACTAATCAACTAAAAATACTAAAAAATAATTTTGTTAATAGTTTAGCAGATGTTGGAAAGAGCGTTGCTCCAGAATTAAAAGAAACAGTGGATTGGCTTACTGGAATTATGAAAAGCATTGCTAATTTTATCAAAGAAAATCCTAAGTTAGTAAGTTTTATTTTTAAATTAGTAGCAAAATTTGCTCTTTTAAAAATTACTTTAGGAGGGTTCAACTACTTATTCGGACCTCTATTGACAGGAATATCTAAACTAGGTGCTTTTTCTGATGTTGCACGAAAATTTGGATTTATTAAAGCTTTTAAAAAATTCTTCCCTCTAGGAGGTAGATTTGTATCTTTAATGAAATATATCAAAATGGTTTTAAGATCTACTTTTATAACAAATCCTGTTGGATTATTTATATTAGCTATTATTGCTGTTATAGCTATATTTGTACTTTTATATAAAAAAGTAGAATGGTTTAGAAATGGGGTTAAACTTATCTTTGGAGGCTTCATAGAATATATAAAAGGCTTATGTAAAATAGTAATTGGAATATTCACTTTAAACGGAGATATGGTAAAAGAAGGATTTCACAATGTAGTAAATGGAATTAAGAAAATATTTTCAGGAGTAGGTCTTATAGTAAAGAATGTATGGGAAATTGTGAAAGATAATCTTAAATCTGTATGGGATTGGATAAAGACTAAGTTTAAAGAAATCTGGGCTAAAATTAAAGAATATAGTGTTATGTTTATTCCATTTGTTGGAGTTTTTATTCTGCTATATAAAAAATGTGAATGGTTCAGAAATGGGGTAAATGCTGTTTGGGTAGCGATTAAAAATGCTTTTGCTAATTCATGGGAATGGATTAAAAATAAATTCAACAGTTTAATTGAAGTTGGATCTAAGGCATGGAATGGGTTAAAAGATGGAGCTACTGCTATCATAGACAAAATCAGAGAAGCTTTTAGTGGATTTTTTGATTGGTTAAATAATAAATGGGAAAGCATTAAAAACTTTGGTTCTAAATTAAATCCATTCAACTGGTTTGGTAAAAAAGATAATTCTATATCACAAAACTACTCAGGTACTAACTACTTCGGAGGTGGACTTACAACTCTTGCTGAAAGAGGTGCTGAACTTGTAGAAATGAATAATAGTTCTTTCTTAGTAAATTCTCCAGTTATGGCTAATTTACCTCGTGGAGCTAGAATCTTAAATAATTCTCAGACTAGAAACTCTTTATCTTCAAGAGTATCATCTTTAAAAGATAGAATTAATGCAACTTCTAACAACTCAAGAACAGTCGTAGGTGGAGATACTATAACTATTAATGTTTACTGTAATTCTGAAAATAAAATAGACATTGCAAGAGCAGTTAAAAGAGTGGTTGAAGAAATGCAAAGTAAGAAGAGAAGGACGGCGATAATATGAGAAAAGTAAAAGTTTATAAGACAGTTAGTGGAGATACTTGGGACTTGATAAGTTACAAATTATATGGTTCAGAACAGTATTTTCATCAGCTAATGAGGGCTAATTTTAATTTATTATCTATCGCTGTTTTTGATTCTAATATACCTATCATAGTACCTGAAATAGATGTTAGTAATAACAATGTTGACAAATCTAAATTACCACCTTGGAAAAGATAGGTTAAACTTTGACATGTAATAAATTTTATGTTAAAATCTTTTTAAATAACATTTTGAAAGAGGTAGTGATTATGTCAACACAAGATTTTGTAAATTACATGACAAGAGCTAAAGGGCTTTTTTTATCAAAGTATAATATTCCTATCTCTAATCTACAAGTCGTAGAGGATAATTCAGATGTTATTAAGTTCTTAATAGAAGGTGAACGAGCTGATGTATCAAAAAGAGTTATAATCTCAGTAAAGAAAAAAAGAGATGATAATTCAAATGATAAATAGTATTTATTTTTATAGGAAACTTAAAAAGAAACAATCTCTTATGTATCAAATAATGATTATTTTGATGGAAGAACACAAAAAGGCAAGGCTTGCTAAAAATGATTATATAGGTATATATGATGGAGGAGATTCTTTAACATTTGACAAAGAATCTTGGAAAAAAATGAAAAAGAAAATAAAAGCATATATTACTATAAATTATAAAGAAACATTTTCAATGATGTATGATTCTCATATAATAGGTTTATTCCCTGAAAATGAAAATATATTATGTTCTTTAAGAATGTTAGATATAAGTACCTCTAAGAAAGTTGATTTTAAAGATGAAGATGATAACATAGATGAGTTAGATTTTGATTCGTTTTTATCAGATAATTATTATATAATTTTTAAAATCACAAATAAAGGTTATAGTTATCAGTATAATGGCTATAAGAAATCGCAAGATAAACTTCAAGAAAAAGCCAATCTATTTTTATTGATAACAACAATATATTATTTATCTAGTTGGGTATTTCCTAATTATGATGAATTTAAAAAAAGTTTTTTTAAATATTCAACTTTATTAAAAATAGAAAGTTTCTATATAAAGTCAATACTTGTAATTATTGGCTGGGAGATTATAAAAAAATTTTATCATTTATTAATAAAAAATAGTTTATTTTATCGGAGAGTTTGAACTGTACATCCAATCTGATGTCCAAGATTTTGAATGCAGTTTATTTTACTCTCTTTTTATTTTATAAAATTCATCTTAACTTTTATCATTACTTAATATACAATATGAGAGATGGAAGAAAACAAAACCTCATAAAAGTTAAGGAGGAGTTTTTATGGAAAAAATGATCAAATTTTTAGTTCAAGGCTCAGGAAAAGAACCTTACAGATGTACATTTTGGAAAGTAGATGACTATGATTTACATAGTGCTTGTACTTGTCCTGCTGGGAAAAAAGGACAATATTGTAAACATAGATTTACTTTACTTGAGGGGGATATCACTAATGTTGTTGATTATTCAGAAGAAGATTTCAAAGAATTGCAGGAAATGTTAAAATCAAGTGATATAGCTGATTTCTATGATGATTTTGCTAAGGCTAAAATAGGTGAAAAAATATCAAAAATATGTTTTGATACCAGTCTTCACTTAAAACTAGGTGAAACAACAGCAAAGACTTTTGAAGATATAAAAAAATATATTGGAAGTAATACTGTTATTTTACTTATGAAAAAAGAAGCATATTTCTTTGATTTGAATAAGAGTATTAAAGAACAATTAAAAATTGATAAAGATGAAGTTGAAAAATTAGGTTTATTTCCTTTGAAAGATTCTTTTTATACAACCTCTGAATATTTAGTTGAATGTTTTAAATTCTATAAATCTATAAACATCAAAGAATATAATCAAAAAATGAAAGAAATTATGAAATA